GCTGGTACGCCCCGGCCGGGTGGACGCCATGGGAGCAGATCCGCGACGACTTCCTGCGGGCCAAGGGCGATCCGCTGCTGCTGAAGGGCTGGGTCAACAAGCACGCCGCCGAGGCGTGGGAGGACGAGGCCGTAGCGCGCGTCAATGCCGACGGCCTGATGGAGCGCGCCGCCAAAGAGCCGTATCCCACCGGCCATTGCCCTGCCGGCGTGCTGCTGCTGCTGGCGTCGGTTGACGTTCAGGACACCTGGCTGGAGATCAAGGTGAAGGGCTACGGCAGGGGCGAGGAGTCATGGCTGATCTGGCACGAGAAGGTCTATGGAGACCCGGCACAGGATGAGGTGTGGACCCAGATCGACACCATCCGCCGGACTGAGTTCCCCCTCGAGGGCGGCGGCACCCTGAAGGCCCGGCACACGGCGATCGACACCGGCGGCCACTTCACCAACGAGGCCTACGACTACTGCCGCCGCAACGCCAAGGAGGGCGCGATCGCCATCAAGGGCAGCAGCACCAGGTCGGCACCGGCACTGGGCAAGGGAAGCAAGCAGGACGTCAACCTGAAGGGCCGCACGGTGAAGGGTGGTGTCACGCTCTACATGGTCGGCACCGACACCCTGAAGCGCACGATCTACGCCCGCCTGAAGATCAGCCAGCCGGGCCCAGGCTTCTGCCACTTTGGACAGAACGCGACTGGTGAGTACCTGGAGGGCCTGACCTGCGAGCGGCTGATCCCGCGCACGGTGAAAGGCTTCCAGGTGCTGGAGTGGCAGAAGCCCAGCAACGCGCGCAACGAGCCGCTCGACCTTGAGGTCTACTGCCTGGCAGCCCTGGAGCTGGTGAAGCGCCACTACAACCGCGCGACGATGTGGGACCAGCTGGAGGCGCAGCTCACCAAGCCAGCCGCTCCGCAGCCACAGCAGCCACCCCAGCGCAAGGCAAGCAGCTACTGGTAACTAGACTTCAGGCATGAGCTACTCGGCACAGCAACTGGCGGATCTGCGCTCGGCCATTGCCGAAGGCGTGTTGAAGGTCAAGTTCTCGGACGGCCGAGAGCTGACCTATCGCAGCCTGGCCGAGATGCTGGAGACCGAACGGAGGATGGCCACTGAGGTTGAAACGGCGCAAGCCAGGCCAGTGAAGCGGAAGTATGTGACCTTCCAGAGAGCGTAAGCAGTGGCAAAACGCAGCCGGGCAACGCTTGAAAACAATCTGAAGATTGCACAGTCTGAGCTGTATAAGGCCAAGCTGCGCGCCTACGAAGCTGGCAAACAATCCCGCCGCACGGATGGCTGGTACGAACGCAGCCGGGGGCCTAACGCTGACTTGCGGCAAGTGCTGCAGCGGATCGTCTCAAGGCATCAGGATCAAGTTGATTCTGACTCGTGGGCAAACAAAGCGATTAGCGTAATCGTAAATAATTGGATTGGCGAGGGAATTGTAGGGGAACCAGTCAATAAAAACAAGAAGTATTCTCAACTGTGGAACGATTGGGCCGATTCTACAGCCTGCGACTTCTACGGCAAGCTCAACTTTTATGGGCTGCAAGCGCTGGTGGCTCGAACCATTGCAGTTCGGGGCAGCTGCCTGGTCAGGCGGCGAATCGATGAGCGGCTGATGTTGCAAGGCTTGCCGCCGCTGACGTTGCAAGTATTGGAGCCAGACTGGCTTGATATGTCGAAAGACAATGGATCTTCGATTGTGTTCGGCAAGCAATACGACGACGAGGGCCGATTGACCGGCTATTGGATCAGGAAGAATCATCCCGGCGAAAGCGACTGGCGCCAATCGCGGTTGACATCCGATCTGGTTGAGGCATCGGAGATTTGCCACGTCTACGACGTGCGCCGGCCAGGGCAGGCAACCGGCGTTCCATGGGGCGCGTCGTCGCTGCTGACTCTGCGGGACATCGGAGACCATGCCCAGGCCCGCCTGACGCTTGACAAGGTGGCGGCCTGCTTCACCGCGTTTATCACCGACTCCAACCCGGAAGATGCACCATCAGACCCACTAAACCCGGACGCTTCAATTCCGACCCTGTTCGAGAAGCTGGAGCCCGGCGCCATCGAGGTGCTACCGCCAGGCAAAGAGATCAGGTTTAGCGATCCGCCCAGCGCTGGCAACTTCATCGAGATGCAACGCCATCACCTGCATTCAGTAGCGGCCGGCTATGGAATCACGTTTGAAGCACTGACCGGGATCCTGTCTGAGGTTAACTTCTCCAGCGGCCGAATGGGCTGGCTGGAGTTCCACCGGAACGTGGGGCACTGGCGCTGGAACATCGCCATCCCGCAGTTCCTGAACCCCGCTTCGCAATGGTTTGCGACTGCTGTTCTGCAGGCAGGGATGGCTAACAGGGTCAACAGCCGGATGCTTTGGACGCCTCCACGCCGGGAGATGATCAACCCCGCCGAGGAGATCCCGGCACTGGTGGCGGCGATCCGTGGCGGCCTTATCAGCCTCTCTGAGGTGCAGCGCTCACTCGGCTACGTGCCTGCCCAAGTGCTGGAGGAGCTGGCTAAGGATCTGGCCAGCGCCCGCGAGAAAGGCCTGGCTCTGTCCGTTGACGCCAAGTTGGTCTCTGATGCTGGCGTCACCCAAGCCCGCCCGCCTGGGTCCGGGTTCCAGGATCCGGGGTCAACTTCTGCGCAGTCCCTAACCTAAGATCATGCCAGACTCCATCCCCACTACGGCTGCACCGCTGGAAACAGGCGACCGAACCTGTCAGCGGATGGCGCTGATCTCTCCGTCTTCATGGGATGAAGAGACCAGAACTGCGACGGTGATCATTTCAACCGATGCAGACGTGGGTGATGGTGTGCAGCTAGTGCATGAACGGTCAGCAATTCGCTGGCCCATGCGCCCGCTGCCGACCGACATCGACCACCAGCGGTCCTCAGCATCGTGCTGGGGGGCGATTACGGCGATGGACCTAGGCCGCACCGATGATGGCTCTACTGCCCTGATCGGCACGGTTCAGGTTGACGGTCCTGAGGATGCGATGGCGATCGCTATCCCGCGCCTAAGGAACGGGTCCGCGCGGTTCTCTGTTGACGCGCGGATCTATGGCTGGCAGCGGGCCAGCGCATCGCAGCCTCTCGATCGGGCAACCGACTGGGAGCCGATTGCGGTTTCGCTGGTCATTGCTGGCCAAGATCCAGCGAGCGTTATGCGTTCGGTGGAATCAACAGAACAACCCTCTACGGAACCCCCGATGTCCACTGCTACTGAACTGGCCGGGGGCGACCCGGCTGCTACCGCCACCCTTGAGGCTGCTGCCGTGATTGAACCGACCCCCTCGCCCGCCGTTGCCCAGGCCCCCGAGCCTGGCGCTGACGATGTGGCCCGTGAGCTCTACATCCGCCGCGCCGCTGGCGCTGGCAACCTGCCAGAGGCCACCGTACAGGAGCTGATCCGCACGACCGCTGGGAAGGATCTCCCTGGTGTGATGGTTGAGGTTGTGCGCGCCGCTCGCCTCAAGACCGAAGCCGCGTCTCCTGTAGACGCTGGCCACCCTGCCCGGATCGAGGTAACCCGCGACGCTGGGGACACCCTGCTGCGCGGATTCCAGGAAGGCATCGACGCCCGCTGCCGCGCCGTCAAGGAGCCCACCGACCTGGGCCGCCAGTACCAGCGGATGAGCACCCGCGAGATGGCCGCCGAGTATCTGGAGGCCATGCGTGGCTTCAGCCGCTCTGAGGTTCGCCTGATGAGCGTTAGCGAGGTCATTGATCGTGCATTCCACGCAACCTCCGACCTGACCAACGTTTTCCTCAACACGGCAAACAAGAACCTCGCCCGTGGCTACGAAGAAGAGGTGCAGACCTGGCGCCCGCTGGCCATTCAATCGGACAACAGCGATTTCAAGCCGAACTATCTGGTGCAGCTGAACGCCAGCATCGTGCCCGAAAAGGTGCTAGAGGGTGGCGAATACAAGTTCGGAACCATGAGCGATGGGAAGACCACCTATCAGCTCAGCACCTACGGCAAGGGCCTGATGATCAGCAGGCAGGCACTGATCAACGATGATCTGTCTTCGCTGGATCGCTTGCCCGCAAAGATGGGCGCCGGCTGTGCCCTCCTGGAATCCAACCTGGTGTGGGAGCAGCTGACCAGCGGCGCGAGCGGTGCCACCGTCACCCTCGACAACAAGGCGCTCTTCCACGCTGATCACAACAACACCGGCACCGGCGTCATCGGCATCACCGGCATTGATGCTGGCGTGACGAAGATGAGCAAGCAGACCGATCCCGATGGCAACAGCCTGAACATTCAGGCCTCTTACCTGATCGTTCCCCCCGAGCTGCGCACCGCCGCCCTTCAATTCCTATACCCGACCGGCTATGCGCCGTCCAGTCTGACCAGCGTCAACCCCTTTGCTGGCGGAATGGAGCTGATCGTTGAGGCTCGCCTTTCTGCGGACTCGACGGCCTACTACTACCTGGCTGCCAATCCCAACCGGATCGACATGCTCCAGTTCGGCTACCTGGCCGGCGAGGGTGGCCCGACGATCACCACCACCGAGAAGCGCAACCCCGATGGGGTGGAGATGCTGGTGCGCCACGACTTCTATTGCGCCCTGGCTGATCACCGCGGCTTCTACCGTTCTACCGGCGCCTGAGCCGGATAACTCTGGGCCAGCGATCCTGGCTCAATCCCAACCCAGCCCTTGAGGTAAACCCGTGAAAAACTTTGTTCAAAACGGCGACACAATCACAGTGACGGCACCTGCTGCTGTTGCCTCCGGCGACTTCGTGCAAGTGGGCCGCATCCGTGGCGTCGCCGTCGCGTCAGCCGCCAGCGGTGATCCGGTTGAGCTGCAAACCGTCGGCGTCTTCGACATCCCAAAAACCGGATCTGAAGAGTTTGCAACGGTGGGACTGCCCGTTTACGTCGTGCTCTCCGGCAACGGCGTCAAGACCGTCACGACCGCCAGCACCACCGCCAACGTGCTGGTGGGCATCAACCTGGCAACCTCTGGCGCCGTGACCGGCAACCTCCGGGTGAAGCTGATGCCCTCAGCTTCTAACCAGACCGCCACTGCTGTGACCTGATGGGCTGGGCCACCCTTTCGGCAGCAGCCAATCGGGTGGCCCTCGACCGCCTGGGCAGCGTCAGCGTCACTGCTGGCGCTGTTTCTGGGCGTGGATTCTTAAAGCTCAATAGCGAGGTGATTCTCGGCGGTGACGTAACCGTGATTGATTACATGCTGGAAGCGCTGACCGCTGAGTTTGGCGGCCTTGGCTATGGCCAGCCAATCACCGTTGGCGGCGAGTCGTTCAAAGTTGAGATGCAGCCTCAGCGGGTTGGCACGGGCATGTGGTGTCAGATCCCGTTGATCAAGTCGGCAGCCATCGCCAACAACATCACCACCCTGAGCGGCTTGCGCCTGGTGACGCTTGATGGCCGGTATCTCGTCACCCTCGCTTCCTAGCCTGAGCCCATG